AATCAAAGAACTGATTACTTCTTAAACGCAGAGGATGCATTGGAATTAGGAATAATCGATAAAATTATATAAAACAAAAAGTTATGGAATACAATTATAGACCTTTAGGGGATAGAGTAGTAGTAGAGATACTAAAAAGACACGATGAAAAAACCAAAGGTGGTTTATACAAACCATCAGGAGCTGATACCACAATGATGGGAACAGTAGTTTCCGTTGGTAGTGGGTTATTTACACATTCGGGTGCTAAAATCCCTATGATGACAAAAGTAGGAGATATAGTTCTATTAGAAGGAACTGGGTTCAAACACAAAAATGCTGGTAAAACTTACCACATTTATAGAGAGAGTGAGTTCTTATCTATATTAGATGAAAATGCAACTAACTCATAATCAGTTAGTTACCACTATCACTATCACCCAACTCATTGATAATCAAACACTTACAATAAAAAATAAAAAATATGATACACATTTTAGATGAAACAAAAATAACTGAGAACTATGAGAAGTTCCGAAAGTTAATAAACCAAACATTTACAGGCGAAAGATTAGAATCTCTTAATAAGATGTACGATGTACTCGAAGATAGAATTATTCTAACCCCAGCCTCATCAACCGAACATTTCCACAACGCATTTGCTGGTGGATACTTAGACCACGTTCTTAGAGTTACTAGAAACGCAGTTAAAGTATTTGACTTACATACTGAGTTAGGTATTGGAGATGGTGGGTACGATAGAGAGACTGTAATCTTTACAGCACTACATCACGATTTAGGTAAGGTTGGTAATGATACTGATAGTTGGTATATTCCAAACGATTCCCAATGGCACATTGAAAATCAAGGTAAGATTTATAAAACAAACTCATCAATGCATTGGATGAATCTAAACGATAGAACGTTTTGGATGTTAAATCATTTTGGTGTTAAGATTTCTGAAGTAGAATACTTAGGTATTAAACTTACAGATGGATTGTATGATGAGGGTAATAAGGAATACTATATTCAATACAATAAAGATAATGCACTAAAGACTGGATTACCATATGTAATGCATCAAGCTGATATTATGGCAGCCAGATTTGAGAATGAAAGATTTCTAAAATTAAAACAGGGAACTCCTACTACTAAGAATGTTGGTGGTAGACCGGCGACTAAAAAGAAATTAGAAAACGTAGTAATGCCAAAGAAGATTGATTTCAAATCTATCTTTGGAGAACAAACAGAGGCTTAATGATGGAATTAATACAAATAATATTACCCACATCTATAATACTAATATTAATCTATATAGTTTGGAATCTAACTAGAAAAGTAGAAAAGCTAGAAGATGAGTTAGATACACAAGATGAATTTTTAGGTGGTTTGGATACTAAATTCAATGATGCACTCAAACGAATGCAAGAAATTGATAGAGTGGGTTCATTCGAAGCTGATGATGAAAGTGGGTTCATCTTTGAAAAGATAAAAGAAGTAATAGAGGATTTAAAAAACGAATATACAAATAGACCATAATGGCTAAAAAAAGAAGAAAAAGAAGTAAAAGATATTTTACTAAAATTACAGAGATGGCTATCAACGCATACAACGAAAGTGATGATACTGTTTTAAAGAATAAAATTTATAATAGATTTATTCACTACCCATTTGATAAGTTATCAGAAAATGTAATTCATACCTATAAAACATATTACTTCGATGTACCTTATGAAGATGTGAAAGCAAATGTAGTAGCTTTCCTAAATGAAAAGATTCACAAGTTCAATGGGGAGAATGGTAGAGCTTTTTCTTACTTTACAGTAGTAGCTAGAAACTATTTGTTCAATGAGAATAATGCTAACTATGCCAGAATGAAATCAAAAACTGAAGTTAAGTATATTGATAGCTCTCGTAATATTACAAATGAGATTGTAGACCAAAATAACAAAGAAGCTAAATCTGATTTTATAGACCATTTTACAAAATATATAGATTATCATTTATATACATTATTCCAAAAAGATAGAGATAGGGCAATTGCTGATTCAATAAATGAATTATTTAAAAACAGATATGATTTATATTCGTACAATAAGAAGGCACTCTACATACTTATTAGGGAGAGGACTGGAGTACACACTCAATACATAACCAAAGTAGTTGGAAAACTGAAAGGTATGTATGTAGAATTATACAGAGAGTATAATACAAAAGGTCACTTAACAGTGACTTACAAATTAAAGGATAATAATGGATAAGGATACGGAATTATTTAAAGGAAAAACATTCTCAGATATAATGTCTGATGTTTACAACAATTCAAAAAAGAAGGATAGGCAACTTAAACTTCTTATTGCTCAATTAGAACCATTGGTTAAAAATCTAAGTGATGCAACTGTTATTGTTCCTTTGATAAAAGAGTATATGGAAGTTTCCATAAAGAACGATGACCAGATTGTAAAATTAGCAGCTATAGTTCAGAGAATGATGAAAGATGCTAACTCAGGTGATGATGGCGGGTTTGGATTAAGTGATGATGAGAAAAAGCAATTAATATCAAACGCTAAAGAGATAGATAAAACTATCGAAGCATTACAGAATGTAGAAGAGGATATCTAATGCCAGGTAAAGGAACGATAACAGTAGGTACTGTACAAAAAATAACCTTAAAAGATTCTGATGTAAATGAAGTACACGCAATCCAATGCTTCAATCAAACTACAGTAAATCAACAAATTAAAGCATATCCATTTGATATGTCTATTAGAAGGATTCCATTAATCGGTGAATCTGTTATATTAATTCAAGGTACTTCTGGTGAAGCAAAGCCCGAAAAAAGAAATTCTAATACAACATTCTATTATCTAAATCCGATATCAGTACAAAAGAATCCCCACAACAACGCATTACCAACATCCAAAACATTACTTTCAGCAGCCGCAGGAGCAGCAGGATACGCAGCAGCAGCCGCAGGTGTTCCAGGTATTAGTGGTGGTGGTTCTTCATCTAAATTAGGTAAAGGATTTTCTGAAAGAAGTGATGTAGGTTCGGTTCAACCATTTATAGGTGATGTATTATTAGAAGGTAGATTCGGACACTCAATGAGATTTGGATATACACCCAACGGTTCGGATACAACTAAAACCCCAACTTGGAGTTCTTCAACTGATAATGACCCTATTACTATTATCTCTAATGGTAGAAAGAGTGGTGGTTCATATAACAAATTTATTATAGAGGATGTTAATGATGACCTTTCATCTATATGGTTAGGTTCATCTCAGAAAATAAAACTAACCCCAGCACAAACTGGATTAGGTGGACTTCCTGCCCCTGGTAGTTATTCCAAACCATCAATAGTAATGAATTCCGATAGAATATTTCTAAACGCTAAAAACGAAAGTGTTATAATAGCTGCTAAAAAAGATATTATAAATGCAACACCGGGTTGGCAGATGGAGATGGATAAACTATTTACTTTGATAGAGAAGTTAGCAAGTGAGTTAAAAGATTTAACCTCAGCAACTTCAACTTATGCAACTGGGGTTGGACCTACAGGTCCGGCTACAAATGCTGGAAAAGTTGCCTCTATACTTAGTGATATAAAAGCAATGAAACAATAATATGTCCGCACTTTGGCCCACATTCATACCAGTAGTAGGTGGTTACCTTAACTCATCTATAGAAGGAAAGACTCACGAAGAAACCGCTGAGAAGATAGCATCAGAGTATCATAAAGCAGTAAAACTTGCTAAGACATCACTCCATGCAAACCTACCATTGGTACAAGCACCATACGTTCCAATTAAGATGGCTATAATGAAAACGTTAAATGATATAAGGGAATCTGAAGGTAAACCAAAGTTACCTCACTTTTTAGATTGGGCTAACGCAACATCAACATATTGGTTATCAACCACAATGTCCCCAGCACCATTTCATCCAGTCAATATGGGTTTATCAACAGCAACAGTTGGAGTACCTGCACCAATATCACATATCATAAATAATGGTGGGGTTATCCCAGCGTTACAAAACGATTTGTTAACAGCATTCACACATACACAATCTGCAGTTCCATATGGTATTCCATTCGCAACAAAATTAGTAACTGCATTTAAGAATCATTTAACGACTGTTGGTGGATTACATACCGAATTAGTATTTCCAGGTTCACCTGCAACACCACTTCCACCATTTCCTTCACCACAACCTTGGGTTGGTTTGGTTTAAATTGGTGTAAAACGAAAGTTTTTAATATTTATATATAAAGTACACAATTATGAAAGCAAAAGAATTAGCACAATTATTGGAATTAGTAGTAAGAAAGGTTGTTCGTGAAGAACTTAAACCTATCATTACGGAAGTTAGAAATGCTTCTAAGCCAATTATCAAAGAAGTAAAAGTTAAAAAAAGAATAGTTGAAAAAGACCCACTAGATATTAATTTATCAGAACTTCTTTCTGAAGATAGTGGAACACCTAAAACAGAACAAAAAACATTTATTAAGAATCCAATGTTAAACGATATGTTAAATGAGGTAGCTGATAGTGGTGAGTGGAGAAATCTCAATGATACTCAATTCTCATCTAATCAAGCTCAATCATTTATGCAAGGTGGTTCTACTTCAGTAGCACCAACCGTTGATATAGATGGTAGACCAATTGATACGAGCAATCCAGAAGTAGCAAATGTAATGGGAGCTATAACTAAAGATTATTCTCAATTGATGAAAGCGATTGATAAGAAGAAGGGTAGATAGTGATGGCTAAAGAGAGAAAAGAATATTTCTACAATCCTATAGACTTTAAAAAGGATGTTGCTGTTGGCATTAAACTACCATTTGGGAAACCAAACGGATTGTTTACACTAAGTTATACAACTGAAGAGCAAGCAGTATCTAATTTGAAGAATCTATTATTGACTAAAAAAGGTGAAAGACCATTTCAACCATTATTTGGTTCAGATGTGTACGCTCAACTATTTGAAAATATAGATTTGAACCTTAGTGATAGGATTTCAGAAACTCTCTCGAAAGATATAAAATTTTGGTTACCTTATATAGTTATTGACAATATAGATATTGAAACAGAACCCGACAGAAATTTTGTAAGAATAAAATTAAGATTTAGGGTAACGGAGCAGGGTGCAAATAGACAAATAATAATATTTGTTGATTCAGCTGGAAGCGTAATAGAATAGGTTAAAGATATGGCAAATAAAAAGAAATCAGATTTAGTACAAAAGGATGTATCGTTAGTCGGTAGAGATTTTGGAGAGTTTAGAAAAAACCTAATTGAGTTTTCTAAAAACTACTTCCCAAATACTTACAATGATTTTAACGAATCATCTCCTGGTATGATGTTTATGGAAATGGCATCGTATGTGGGTGATGTGTTATCATTCTATACAGATACACAATTAAGAGAATCGTTACTAAGTACAGCCGAAGAGAATGTAAACTTATTTAATATAGTAAACTCTTTAGGATATAAACCTAAGAATATTATTCCAGCATCAGTAACAATGGATGTATTTCAATTAGTACCAGCAACTGGGGTTGGTGATAATGTAAAACCTGATTTTGATTACGCTATGACAGTTGGGGCTAATATGATTATTGGTTCTACGGATTATTCAGATGTAGAGTTTACAACTATAGCTCCTATTGATTTTGCGTTCTCATCATCATTTGACCCAACAGAAATATCAGTATATCAAATAGATGAAAATACAAATGTACCAGTTTACTATTTGTTAAAGAAACAAATTAAAGCTACTAGTGGTAAAGAGAAGGTAAAAACCTTTAATTTTACATCACCTAAGATATACGATAAGATTAAGATAGAAGAAGAAAACTTAGTTAGAATAAAAAACATTAAAGATTCAGATGGGGATACTTGGACTAGAGTTCCTTACTTAGCACAAGATACTGTATTTGAACAAATAGATAACAACGAAGATAACTCAACATACCTACACCAATACAGTGGTGATACACCATACCTCTTAGAACTTAACAGAGTTCCTAAAAGATATACAACAAACTTTGAAGATGATGGTATAATGGTTATTGGGTTTGGAGCGGGTATATCATCTAATGCAGATGAAGAGATAATTCCTAATCCCGATAACGTAGGTTCAGCACTTTATGCAGAAAATCAGAATTTAGATACAACATTAGACCCATCTAACTTCTTATATACAAAAACCTATGGTGTTGCACCACAAAATACAACTCTTACTGTTACTTACTTAATAGGTAATGGTATTGTAGATAATGTTCCAGCTGGAGATTTAGTTAGTGTTGTATCAAGTAACACTATTTTCAAAAACGAAATAAATTTAAACAAAAACTTAGTTTCATTTTGTAAACAATCAATAGCATGTTCAAATCCAAACGCAGCTGTTGGTGGTAAAACAACAGAATCTCAAGAAGAAATTAGACAGAATGCTATGGCATTCTTCGCCGCTCAAAATAGAACTGTAACGAGAGAAGATTATGTAATGAGATGTTACGCACTTCCACCTCAATTCGGTTCAGTAGCAAAAGCATATTTAGTTCAAGACTATCAATTGGAAAATTCAAAAGTAGATGGTCAGTATATCAATACTGAGATTCCAAACCCATTAGCATTAAATTTATATACTTGTGGTTATGATAATCAGAAAAACCTAACGGCTTTAAATCCAGCAACAAAGTATAATTTAAAAACTTATATATCATATCATAGATTGTTAACAGATGCAGTTAATATTAAAGATGCACATGTTGTAAATATTGGTGTAAACTTTGAAATTGTAGTTTTACCTGAGTATAACTCTAACGAAGTTTTATTAAGAGCTATTGATAGATTAAAAAGTTACTTTGATATTGATAATTGGAGAATTAATGAACCAATTAATCTATCTAAGTTATATGTGGAGATTGATAAGGTAGATGGGGTACAAACTGTAGTAAGACCTGATAAAGATGGTAAGGGTGGTTTACAAATTACTAATAAATTTAATGGAAACTACTCACCAAACAAATATAGTATAATTAACGCAACCAAAGGTGGTGTAATATATCCGCCTAAAGACCCATCCATATTTGAAGTTAAATTTCCAAATACAGATATTAGAGGACAGGTTATAACACAGCAGTTCTAAACGAGGATATAGTATGATTTATAGAATATACGGACAAAAAGACACTACGATTTATGAGTTGAACACTCGCAAGTCACAAAACACAGGTTTAGATGAAGTCTTAGAGGTTAGTAAACTTTACGATGAGGCTACTCAATCTACACTTGTAGGTAATAGTAGAGTATTAACTAAATTTGATATTGCTGCTATATCTAAATCTATAGTAGATGGTGATATCCCTTCAAGTCCTAATTTTCAATTGAACCTAACATCTGTAGGTGAAGAAGAAGTATTATCAGAATACAAATTAGAAGTTTACCCAGTATCACAAAGTTGGTCTGAGGGTATGGGGCAATTTTATGATACCCCAATCAATAGTGATGGGTGTAGTTGGGAGCGACGTGAAGGAACTTTATTATGGAATGTAGGTGGAACATCCATATTTAACGGAGTAGCCGTAGAAACAACACCAAAATCAGGAGTTGTATTATACGAATCATTTACGAATGGTACTGGTTCAGCTCATTTAACAGAATCTATAAATGATTTTAATGGAAATGAACCAAGCGCATTAATACAAAACGAAAAACTAATTATATCAGCATCTAACTTCGCAGGAACTACATTAGTATTTCCAGCGTATCTACAAAATGGTATTAATTATGGAGTACAATTTCAAATAGACCCCGCATCATTTGATGATGTGACATTCAGAATCAAAGACCCTAATGGGGTTCTTAAAACTGAAGGAGATTATGCTGGTATGGTAGGTGCTATAACTGCATCATCAACTCAATCATTTGATTTAACAGCAACTGCAACCGGTGAGCATGAATTAAGATTTACGTTCTTTGATGGGAGTGGTGATGGTACATCAACCACTGGTTCATTTGATGAAGTTTATGTTTATCAAAAAGAAGGTAACTTAATAGTATGGGATACGTTTACTCAAAACGAAGGTAATTTTAAATTAAGAAACAGAGTTAATCATTCTATAGATGCAAACATAAGAATGTTCGCATCAGAATCTAAATTAAATTTATATGCAAAAGAAGGTGGTGCTGATGCACAATACTCAATAGAACTTCAAAAAGGAGTTAACTATCAATTATCCTCATCAATAACGCCTGGTGATTTTAGTCAAATAGATTTTACAATATATGATGCAGATGGGTTGAATATGAGAACAGGTGTAGATGGATTGAGAAGTAAATTTACTTCAGCTGGAACACAATCGTTATCATTTACACCAATAAAGACTGGAAATTATATATTCGCATACACATATTTTAATTCAGCAAACTCATCGATGACTGGTTCATTAGATGATTTCAAATTAACATATACAGGTTCCATCTCTACAGCTGCTGTATCTGAAGCGGGGTGGAATAAAAATTCTGGTGGAGCTACTTGGTACACTGCTTCTGTGGATAATACACAATACTCACAAACATTTTCAAAATATACTAATAACTTAAACTTAGATGTTACAAAATATGTAACAGATATGTTGGAGCTTGCTAGGCCTAATGATGGGTTCTTAATTAAGAGAAGTAGTTCGGAAGAAGCTGATTCTTTAAAATATGGTTCATCTAAATTCTTTTCAAATAATACCCATACTATATACGTTCCTACATTGGAAGCTAAGTGGGATGATTCAACATTCGCAACAGGTTCACTTACAGAACTAACATCGGATGATATAACGTTATATATGAAGAATTTAAAAACAGAATATAAAGAATTATCAAGAGCTAAATTAAGAGTTGTTGGTAGAGAAACATATCCTCAAAGAAGTTTTACTAATTCGGCACCATACACCCAAATTAAATATCTCCCATCAACTACTTATTACCAGGTTAGAGATGTAGAAACAAATTTAGTATTGATTCCGTTTGATACGGCTTATACAAAAGTAAGTTGTGATTCAACTGGAAACTTTTTTGATTTTAGATTTAATACATTACAACCTGAGAGATTTTATCAATTCGAATTTAGAGTTGATAGAAATAGTAATAAGCAATATTTCGATGGGTTCGTATTTAAAGTGGTAAGATAATGGCAGAACAAAATATAACAACAGAGCAAGAACAACAACTTAGAGATATTAAACGAAATAGCTCTAATCAGATTGTGTCTTATACTATAGATACGGATGAAACACCAGGGTTAGCGTATGGGTATAAAAAAGTACCAGCCGTTTTTACAAACTATGAAGAATCTGTATTTAACCGTACTATTGACCAATTATCAAATGAGTTAATAGTCAATCTACCAGAAGTACCATTAGAAATAATACAACAAAACTTTATAGAGGAATCAAACCTATATGAAGTTCAAGGTAATAAATTAGTATCCATTCAGGGTGCAGAACCAGAGGATGAACCAAAAGATGAATTTAGTGGTAGATATGAATTATCATCAGCAGCCCAATCCGCTAGAGATAAAAAACCTGATGAAGTTGGAAATGGGTACGCATTTCAGAATTCTCACTTTGGTGGTGTAAGTTACTATAATAATGGAGTAAGGGATGAATCTGATGGATACCTTACTTCAGCAGGTCATAAAGAAATACGATGGGATACTAAAGTATTCGGACCAGAACTGCAAGACTTTGGATATAGAGTTACTAAAGAATTAATAGAATCGGGAAGAAACCTTAATATTAGAGCAGTGGTTAGTTTTTGTATAGCACATTCTAATGGAAATGATGTAGGAGCATACGCTTCTATACGAAGGCAAAGAGCTGGTGATTTCGCTGTCCCAACATATAGATTTAATACAAAAGGACAGACGTACACGTCTCCATCATACCCAATGTTACAATGTGTATTAGATATTCCAAACTCACAATTAGTAGAAAATGATTTATTCCAAATATCATCAGTATTTGGTTCGATTAATGATGGAGTTTATATTTATGGTCATAAGTGTGTATTTGAAGTAACGGCACAATTACCTGAAGAACCATCAATATCTTGGCCGCCATTCGGTGATACGGTAGCTTCTGGTGGAAATGTAGCAATAGGAAATCAAGATGAAGCACAAGAAACTGAAACTAGGGCAGATTAATAAAAAGGTAACAAATGGGAATAGATAGATTTCAAAATACGGATATATTAGTATCATCAAAGGTACCTGTAGAGTCTGTCCAAGTTTATTCCTTATCGGATTTTATAAACTTAGAGAAAAATATACTAAAATTACAAACAGGTAATTTAGATACACAAACTTTAGTAGAATCACATATATTTTCAGCAGATAAATTGGTTCATTCAAATGAACCTTATTCAATTAATTATCAAAATAATACTACAGAAGAAGATATAGATGTTGATATCTTAGTAAAACCTGAAGGTGATGTTAGATTAGGTAATTTAGATTCAGGGTACTATAGTTTAGTTTACAATTTTGTAAAAAAACTATCACCTACAATGAAGGTTGCTAATATAAATTCAGATGGAACTGAATTAGAATTAGTAGTAGAAAGTGATAACTATAATTTACAAACATTATTTAATCTTGTAACTAACCCACCTCAACAAGGAATTGGAAAAGCTGGAGATAAGTTAAATTTAGCATTAAACTTTGGGCAAAACGAAATATCAATGATTACTGATATTAGTTTTTATAACAATAAAAGAGTAGGTGAGATAGTAACAAACGTATTACACCCCACAGGTAGTATGACTAATGGTTCACTAACATTCTTTTCTCCATCAACTGAGGGTAAGGATGCAAACCAATGGATTGAATTCTACAATGATGAATTACCCAACAACTTTCAAAAGAATGTTTTCAGAGCTACTGGAAGAAGTGCACGATTTAATTTAGTAATAAACGAATTCGGAAACGCAGAGTATCAACAGGAAACAAATGCAAATGGGGAGAAGGAGTATTACATTCAAGGAAATCCTATAACTGATTTACAATACCCAATACCAGCTGGGTGCGAATACTATAACAGACCTCCTATAAGTAATTGGACTAGAGGGTACTCCGATATTAAAAAATATTCTAAAGTTAGATACTACGATGAATCATTTGTCCCATCTAAACTTCATAGTGTAATAATAAAATTATACAAACCTTTAAAAGATGGGTTATCCCCATTCAATTGTACTATTGATAATATGGTAAGGGAATCTTACATTGATAGAGTACTATTATATGATATAGATAAACCATCAGAACAACCTAACTTCTCAGCACCAAACTTTAAGATTGATATGGGTAACTATGGGAAATCTCAAGGTACTGATTTAAAAAGTTGGAATGATTTATTAGATACTAACCTTTCAACTTCACAACAAATAATTGATAAGTATATTAGTGGTTCGTTTGGTAATGTGAATCTTAATTTAGATTACACATACTTTGGTAACTTTGTAAAATACTCATCAGCTGTTGAGCGTGTAAATAATCTAAAATACAAACTATCTCTTATAGAACAATTTGATGCAAGAATAAATACATTAGAATCAGTAAGTGGTTCGGATGCATCAACAAATATATCACAATCTATATCAAGAAAAGATAATGTTGTAAGTGGTATGGATGGTTGGGAGCGTTGGATGTATCAAGAATCTACTGGTTCTTTATATACTCATTATAGTTCTTCCAATTTCCAATTACATCCTTGGCCAAAGCAAAGTACATATCCTAATGTAAATTATAGTGTAACTTCATCTGAAGCAATAAGCGCTTATAATGGTTTAATAGATTCGGCAAGTATCTTTGATTCACTTAACGATGCTAGATTAACAAAAGTAGTACCAGCCTCAATTGTTGAGGACCCGTTAAATCAAGAATATGTTTTATTCGTAGATATGATTGGGCATCATTTTGATATAACTTGGTCTTATATAAACGCATTAACATCTGTTAACGAAAGAGAAGAACATCCATACGATGGTATGCCAAACGAACTTCTTTATGATGTAGCAAAATCTATGGGTTGGAAAC